CCAGTGTGCCACTGAAGTCGTGCGACCGTCTTCCGTACAATACCATCCAGAAGCAATGTCTTGATCCATCAGAACAAGTTGCCAGAACTTTTCAGTATTGAAAACAATATCACTATCAATCCATAATTGCCAATCATATTTCAGTTTACCATCCCAGGGAATCTGATCAGGTCCACGAAGTACATTTGCTCCAAGACACTTGCAACGGGCAAAGTTCACCATTGAAGAATAATCTTGTGAGATTTGGATACTGGCGCCAGCCTGCACCAAATCAAAACAAAGTTGAACAAAATTCTTTAAGTAAGTATATGAGACCCCTCTTCCAGGTAGACAGAATACAACTGTTTTGCCCTTTACCATCTCACGGGCCAAGTTGTAATCCCATTCAGGTTCTGAAGCGGTCGGAGTCTTTGCTTTTACGGTAAATCCTTTAGCCATAATAGAATGCGTTTACATCAATGATCATACAGTATTATATAGTGAATGTCAATCGCTGTCCTTTTCGGTAATCACTAAATCTCCGCCCTCAATTGACAAACGGACCTCTGTGTCTTCATACCAAGAAAGATCGTTTGCAATCCATTCAGGAATCACAATATAATACTCACCAGTAATTGGATCGACCTGTACGAGTTGAAAATTTTCTCCGGAATTTTTTTTCATTTCAGGTATATGAATCTTCTTTTTCAGATTTATATAGCACTTTATATTTTACTCGCGTCCGTAACACTTTGTAGGTTAGGGGGACCCATGGTTTTTATATAACGGGGGCGGCGCCCCGAACGCAACGGGACGGGGGCACTGCCAGATCACGAACGAATGTTATACCTAACCACGCCCTTCGTAGTTAGTATGAGGACCCGCAAGTTCCCACGCAGGGTAACCATCAATGCCCGCACGATTGAGTGAACGACCGAACGTATCATCACGGTGAGAGTTAAGTTGCGAACGACCCTTTGCAACGTTGGTGCTCACCCATACGGTCTGACGGGTGTTAAGATCGGATGCGATGTTGTAGAGTGCCATGATAACGAATGAGGAATGTGTGTGGTTTAGTGTAACTCAGTCACGGGTAGAATCGAACACCGAATAGAAACAATCCCATGCCCAAGTGTCGGCAACGAATGTATCAATGCCGCACTGATCACAGACCCATTCGTAGGCACTGTCACAGTCTGCATTAGTCTCAACCACGAAATCGTAGAGAGAAGCAATAGCACCACGGAAGCAATCATTCTCCATTTCAGACACCCACCACTTGCCAGTTTCAGTGCTCTTGTTGATCATCTTGCCGTCGATGGAGAATGCTTTGATCACGGACATTTGAGTTGCTTTTCTTTGACTCTTTTAGTATTGCATAAAAAAAGTGTCCACGGGGAGAATCGTGGACACCTTATCAACTGTCACCAGATAACAGGATTGCCCTGCAGATCGGTTACAGTTCCCTGTTCATTGTCGGTTGCGATAGAGTCAAGAATCTGCAGAATTTGCGAACCATCTTTACCTTGACGAAGCAGAGAGATTGCGAGGTTGAGAGTCATGAAATGAAGGAAAAAGATTAACGAATGGCGGTGAGTTTGATGTCATCACCAGGACAGAAGTTCAGTTCAGACGCATACCAGAGAAGAAGGGAATTGTGCCAAATTGTGCAGAGTGAAAGAACCATTGAAAGTTCTTTTGAAACACACTCTCATCACCAATTCCGTGCTCACGCAGAATAGCATTGAGGCGCGATTTGGTGGTGTTAGATTGATGCCCACCATCGAACAATTCGATCCAGGTTTCACCAATGCGAGCGATCAGATTGCCATGGAGAAACACATCAGAAACGTTCGAACATGCAACGACTTCGGTGTTATCAAGTTTGAAATCTTTGCCAGCAGTGATAGCGGCATTCATCAGACGTTCGATCTTACGCATGGGAGGAATTCGTCTCAACAAAGGTAGTATGGATCAAATCAGGGGACTTTGCAAGGGGGGTTGTGCCACCTTGTCAACTGGCACACTGAAAGCGCCCAGCGTTGAAGTTATGATACGCAAAGACCTCACGATTGACCAGTTTGAACATACCAAACTCATTGGTCATCACATAACCCTCTGCATCAATCCTGTTGTATCCGATATAAGCAGCAGGACCCATGTTGCGACACAGGAACAAACAATCATCTTTGATCGACTTCACCAGTGCCCACAATCCAAGCAGGTTAGGATCACAATCAAAGTCTTCTGCAACGATGTTATCACCCGAACGAATGCAGGCGTTCAGTTGCTGTTTGATCTTTGCCGCTTCCTTATCAGAAACAAACTCACAGGCAGTAGACATTTGACGGGCGAAATCTACGACCTCTTTCACATCAGCGAAGGACTCCTGATTGTGAAGAATGTATGCATCAGGTTGCACAAACTTCACCGTCTCAGTATCATTCCAGATGCTACGGTCAGGGAATGCTTGTGCATCACGCAGATCGTTTGCAGCATAATAGCAAGTGTGAGGAGCGATGATAATTTTCTGGGAAACTACCTCACCGAACTTATAAGTGATGGTGTTCGGAGTGTATTCATCAGATCCACCAAACCCGATGAAATCGCCTTGATAGATACATTCGAAACGAGGCAACCAATCAAAACAAGCGTGAAGAATGTCTGCAACTTCACCTTGATAGAATTGATCAATCTCATCATGATTGTGAGCGATACGAATTTTTTTCTTGTTAAAGACTGCCTTGGTTCCTACAAAGAATTCACGATTAGCAGGATCAGTTCCCCACACAATTGCAGGGGCACCGTCAATCTTAACCGACAGATTGCCCTTGGCAGTAAACCAATCCAGAACAGAAAGATCACCCGTGAGGATAGAATCTTCGGGGTGTTCGATGTGTGTGTTTTTCATACTGTTATTATTGCACGGATTGGGGGGTATCGCAACCCCCCTTGTGCCACTTACTCAACCGTCACACTCTCCACCAGTTCTTGAATCACATCTTCATCGTACACATTGGCGATCTCATTGAGAACATCTTCCTCATTCATGTGAGACATGTTTTCTACAATCGTATCGAACACAAATTGCATCAAACATTTGGTGTCCATCTCATCAACAATACGCTCGGCGTAGTTGTCAATCAGTTGGTCAAGTTGTTGGGAAGTGAGTGTCATGGTTTCAGTTCAGAATGTGACGATAATCAATGGATTTGATACACCAACCTGTAGCACATGTGATTTCTTCTACTAAATCATCCTCATCATCTGCCTCCCAGATTTGACCAATCGTTTCGTCGATGATTTGTTGTTGCTCACTTTCATCCCAGACGTAAGACTCAAAATCAAACTCGATTTCGGTGACTTGGAACTGCATTTCAGTAATCGTAGTTAGCGTTCAGGTACTCATTAACATCGAACTTTTCATCACGAAGTTCGGGAATGTCAAGGTCAAAAATCTCACCAGGCATGTCTTGGATTTCAGACCAGAGTTCATCAAACATGGGCGTTTTTCAGGAACGAATGTAATGTAGAACGGATTGGGGGATTCCGCAACCCCCCTTGTGCCACTTTCGCAACTGGCACAAGAATTCTTATACAAACTCCGCAAGATAGTAATCTAAAGGCAACTCAAGTTCTGCCGCTTTCTGTTCCCATTCATCCCATTCTTGCGGGGAAGCATCATTCAGGAAATCTTCCCGAGTATATTCAAAAACGGGACCACACATTTGAATCAATTGCGACAACGAAGGTACAATATCCGATCACGTGGCAGAACACAACCCCCCTTGTGCCACTCTCTCAATTGGCACAAGATCAGCTGGCATTCTCAATAAGCATAATATTATTGAGAATCAATAAGATCTTGTAGTTGAGAATAGATCCAATTGTCAGACTGTCACACTAGAAGACATCGCTGTAGTCTTTGATGCTAATGTGTACATCTTCATCATCTTCTAGGTGTAGCAGTTCTCTCCAGGGAACATCATCTAGTTCTAGATCATCATAACACATGAGATCTAATGTAACACGTACCATGCGCTTTGCGTGTGTGGCAGACATG